ATGGCTAAACAATATCCTCGTAAATTTTGGGAGTTATGATAGGGAAAGTAATATACGGGAGATTATCAACTGATGCGGCAGTAACTGGTATTTGTGGATTAAATATCTTTCCGGACATTGCTCCACAAAATGTGCAATATCCTTTTTTAATATATACTATTACTAATTCTATACCGGTAGATTATAAGGATGGTCAAAGTAACTTGGAAGAAATAAATATACAGATTGATGTATATACTAATAACTACGATACTACACAAACACTTGCAAACAATGTGCGCAATCGTTTAGATAGGTTTGTAGGCACAGTTAATGGTATTTCTGTACAAACAATAAAATACATAAGCTCCGATAGTCAGGTCTATAATGCTGACCTAAATGTATATTGGATAAGTGTTGATTTTATGGCAAAAATGAAACGATGAAACTAAGACTTTTAAAAGAATGGAATGGAAAGGCACCAGGTAAAGTAGGTGTATTTCTATCTGAATATGGCGAGCAAATGATAAAGGATGGGATTGCAGAATTACTTGATGAAAGCTTTGTTGTTGAACAAATGCCGCAGAAAGAGGAGACTAAGCAAGATCCAGTCTATATTCCTATTCCAGTCCCTAATTCATATTTTAACAACGAAGAGCAAGAAGAAAGAATTATTAAACCGAAAAAAAATAAATAAACATGGCAACTACTGGCATTATTAATGGTACGTTGATGCGCCTATACAAAGATTCAACTGCGATAGGTTACGCAACATCCTGCCAAATGAACATCTCCGCAGCCATGCGTGAAATCTTAACAAAGGATTCCGCAGCTGGAGGATGGAGAGAGGTAAATAAAGGGCAGCTATCCGGCACACTGTCCACCGAGGCATTGTACGCAGGGCCTGGCGATTCTTCTACCAACTACTTATTTGATGATCTCTTTACCGATTTAATATCTGGTACAGAATTGACCATTAAGTTTACCACAGATGTAGCAGGTGACAATGTCTTTACAATGAATGCTATTTGTACATCATTAGACTTGAATGCAGGTGTAGAAGAGAATACAAGCTATTCAGCATCTTTTGAGGTGACTGGTGCCATCGTAAAAACTGTTAAATCTTAAATTTAAAACCTAACACATGAAAACAATAACAATAGCCAACACTTCCATACCGATTAAATTTGGTATGTATGTGTTAGGTACATTTCTAAGGGAGAGGAAGCTAAAACTTAGTGACCTTTCCCTTTTAGGAGAAGATTTATTACTTGCCCTTGAACTTGCCTTTACCGGTGTAGAACATGGTTACAAAACCAAAGGGGAGAAATGCCCTTACACTTTACAATCATTCTGCGACTTGGTAGATACAGACATGGGAGGGATAACTCGCATCATGGAAATGATTTCAAATGAGATTTCACCACCGGAAGATGAAAGCCAAAAAAACGTAGTGGCGAAGGAGGAGAACTTACCCTTGAGTACATCGAACGCTTTTGTTTCGGAGTTTTAAGGTTTCCTCCTTCGCAATATTACGACATGAGTTTTAAAGAGGTTGTTATAGCCATGCAAGGTTATAACAATCAATTTGAACAAAAGGAGCAAACAGAGTGGGAACGAATTAGATGGCAGACAACTTTACTTTTAAATGTTCACACAGCAAAAGGTAAAAGTTTAAAGCCAAAAGATTTAATTGAGTTTCCATGGGAGAATCCTATTAAGAAAGAAACTAATAGAAGTTTGACAAATATCGACAAGTCAATATTTGACAAATGGGATAAAGAAGCATAATGGCAATAGGTAAACTACTTTTAAAACTTGGCATTGATACAACTAACCTTGACAAAGAGTTAGGAAAGGTAGAGAAGTCTATGACAAAGTTTGGACAAAATATGTCCAATCTTGGCTCTACCTTAACCCAGTCATTGACATTACCTATTATCGGTGTTGGTGCAGCTGCTCTGAAATCCTTTGCCGACATGGAAAAGTTGGAAAATGGATTAATAGCCATTATGGGAAGTAGTGAGGGAGCAGCAGTGGAATTAGAGAAGCTCCGCAAGGTTGCCGAGAATCCGGGCCTTGCTTTACCGGAAGTTGTTAAAGCCTCTGCCTCTTTACAAAGTGTAGGAATGAATGCCGATGCAGCTCGTGAAACTATTACACAGTTTGGCAATGCGGTAGCAAGGGCAGGAGGTGGTGCAGAACAGTTTGATGGAGTAGTATTGGCATTGTCACAGATAAGCGCAGTTGGCAAAGTTACACAGGAAGATCTTAATCAGATAAAAGAAAGGCTGCCAGAGTTTGCACGAGTGATGAAAGAGGAGTTTGGTGTTGTAACTGCCGAAGGAATTAGAGAACTGGGAATAAGTAGTGAAGAATTTATAAAAAGGTCTGTTGGTGCATTAGGTAATTTAGAAAGGGCAAATGGTGGTTTGGCTAATACCTTTGATAATTTAAAAGATAACGTAGGAGCATCATTAGCAGAGTTAGGTAAAGCAATAAACGAAACATTAAATTTAGAGGCAGTTGTAGCTACATTGAGCGCAGGATTGCAAAGATTGGTAGATGGATTTAAATCACTTAATCCGGAAACACAGGGCTTTATTGTTAAGGCTGGTTTGATTGTAGCAGCTATTGGCCCAGCAATATTTATAGTAGGAAAGTTAATTACTACATTTGGTGCATTAGTAGGTACAATAAAACTTATAAGAACTACTATTTTATTTATGACAACAGGAGTACAGGCTGCATTTGCATCATTACTTGCTAATCCTGTTATACTTGGCATAGTAGCTGCTATTGCTGCTATCGGTGCGATTGCTTTATATGTTTATGATAACTGGGAGGCATTTGCAAGTAGGTTTCAAAATATATGGATAAACATAAAAAATAGTACAATGAAAGGTGTAGCTGATTTTATGAAAAACATAGATAAGCTACAAAAATTTTTAGGCATAGAATTATTTGACGTAAGTGGTTTAACTAATTATCAAGAACAACAAAGAGTAGTACAAAAAGAATTTAAAAGCATAGGAGATACAGTTGATAGCCTTAAAGGTAAATTTAAAAGTCTATTTACAACTACCTCCGGTAAACCTACGACAAAAGCAACAGAAGGAACAGGTGAATTAGTGTTTGGTGATGGTGGCGCACCGACAGGAGGCGGAACGGGAGTACCAAGTGCAAGTCCAGTTGCTGCTATTACTGCGGAATCTACTGGTATAACAAATATGTTACCTACTTTAGATTTATTGGCTATTAAATTAGATACAGCATCAGCAAGTAACCAAAGATTAAAAGAAACAAATGAAGAAGTAAAAAATTCATTTGTATCAACAGAAGCTCAAATGATGAGTTTTGGAAATACATTAACAAGCGCATTGATAGCTGCAACTGACGCTTTTTCTAATTTAGCTGTGCAGGGTGAAACTGATATGAAGAAATTAGGTAGTGCTGCTATGCAGGCTGCCAGGATGATTATTAGTGCTTACATTAAAGAAGGTGTTGCAGGTATTATAAAAGGTATATTAGGAGGACCTTTGAGTAAAACATTAGGGCCTGGTGCTTTAGCGGTTGCCGGTGCCGCTGGTGCTGGTGCAGCAGTATTGTTTAATACTTTGTTAAATAAGGTTGCTCCTCCTAAACTTGCACAAGGCGGTCTTGCCTATGCACCAACAATGGCAATGGTAGGAGATAATCGAAACGCAAGAGTTGATCCGGAGGTAATTGCACCTTTGTCAAAGTTAAAAGGAATGTTAGATGGTGGAGGATCACCTTATATTTTAACTACGAGAGTAGCAGGCAGCGATTTACTTGTCATTATGGAGAAAGCAAAAAATATTAATACAAGAATAAGATAATGGCAGCAAGGTACACATCTACATTTTATTCAGAGAAAGGTCGTAAATATTATCTTGTAATTGATGATACTGATTTTTCTGGAGCTATTTATGATGTAGATGTTACAAGCGGTCAAATAGAATGGCAAGCAGATGTTGAAAATGGCTTGGAAAGATATGCACCTATTATTGGTAGTAATTTTAAGTTTAGTATAATAATAGATACAGAACAAAAACAACAATTATTAACTGATTTTTTAACTGCACCAGAAGGAAGATTTACCATCCAATTAACGGCTTATGACACTTCAAATACAGCTAACTTTTATTGGTATGGTTATATTCTTGCTGACTTAATAGAATTTGACGATGTGCCTTTAGAGATGGGGTATAATTACACTATTAATGCTATTGATGGCATAGGGTGGTTAAAAGGCATAGATTATAAGCCAGAAGGAAATGATATTTTTCAGGGTGACGATACTATTATCAATCATGTAAATAACTGCCTTCAAAAACTTACATACGTTCAATCAATATATGGTACTAATGTAGGAGTATTGGCAAGTGCATTTCAATGGCATGAAGATAGCTGGACTTATTCAAGTGAAATAGACCCACTTTTAAGAATGAGGGTTAATCATAAAGTTTTTTACACCGTAGATAGTAAAGGTAATGTCACCTACATGAAATGCTACGATGTTTTGAAAAGAATGATGGTTCCATTGGGGCTAAGATTCTTTTTTTCAGATAGAAAGTTTTTCATGGTTCAGCCTAATACTTATTTGGATTCAGCTGTAACTATTAATATTTATTATTTGACATCTACTTTATTACAACAAAGTAGTTTTCAATCAAGTATTGAAAATGACAATTATTCTGGCACAAATAAGATGCTACGATTTAGCGGAGGTAAGTGGGGATATTATGGACATATAAAAGATTTGGACATTGAATATGAACACATAGCATCAGTAAATTTACTTAGTGGTAAAATATTCAATAATTTAAACACAGAATTTTTTAATTCTAAAGATCTTGATTATAACAATGATGAGGCTACTATAACATTTACATCTGTAATGAAATATAGAGATAGTCAGGTAGGTAGTAGCACGATAGCAGAGCATATAGTAGAAGGTTCTTTTGTTATTGAACTACGACCTATTGTAGTGCCATTAATTGATTTTTTGACTGCTAATCGTTCACCGGAAATAACTACATGGACATTAGGTAGTGGATGGACATTTTCTGATGGTAGTGGTGCAGCTCTTGGTTATGCAAGTGCTACTAATGCTACCGGGGATTTAGTATATACTAATTTTACTCCAACAAACGGTGCTACTTATTATGTATCTTTTGGTATAGAGGTTACAAGTGGTACATTAGTTTTAAAAATGGGAGGTGATACATTTAGTATTACAACTACCGGAGAATATTATGAAAGAATAGTATGTGTATCTACACAGCAATTAACTTTTGATCCAAGTGGTACTTTTAACGGTAAAATAAATTACGTTAAAATTAATCATGTTAAATACTGGCTTAAAAGAGATATTACCTATAATGGATTTCAACATACATTTTCTGCTCAAAGTTGGGAACAAACATTTAGCTATTATAAATTTGTAATACCTGGTGGAGCAACAACATTGCCTGCTGCCGGTGGTACTGTTGATAACATCGTGGTAAATTGGACTACACCTACAATGCCAGAGAGTGGTGATGTTGGTGTAAGATTTTTAATAAGCAGAATTCAAACAGCTACTGGAACAGATTTACTTACAAGCTACCTTAAATTTTACGAGTTAGGTAATTTGTTTATGGAACATTTAGCAGCTGGAAATTTAGGAGGTCAAAATGATGTTATAGTTTATGGATCATTTAACAATGATACAAGTAGTATCAGCGTTAAAAAAAGGGTGTTTATTGGTGATGGGCCATCTTTAGGTTCACCAGGTGCAATTAGAGTAAAAAATGATAGTAACACATGGCAAATTACAGATGGCACAGGATGGAGAGTTAAAAATATTGGAAGTGGTAAAAACATTAATCAGGTAAAAACATTAATCAATTATTGGTTAACGAAATTATAAAAGGTCAGTTATTTCCAGTAAGGAAAATGTTAAGTATGTCATTTCAAATATTAGATAATGATAATCCTTGGTATCCTCATGTAGCTATTGAAAATAATAGCGTTAAATATATAATGGAATCAGCTACTTTAGAGTTAAAGAGTGACATAGTACAAGGTACATTTATTGAAATTATAGACCAATCATAATGGGATATACAGAAAAAACAGTATTGTTTAGAGGATTAGATTTTGATTCTGGAAGAAATCCTAATCATTCACCTGGTGGAGTGGCAGGAACAGGATCAATTACTCCTACAAATAGTGAACCTAATACACAAAATAGCAGCGTTACAAAAGTTTTTAAAGAATCATTTTTAGATAGCTATAC